TGTCAGTTTACGATAATGTATGAGGAGCTAACACTACTCTTCCATTCTTGCACATTAAATATCGTTCTAACTCTGGTGAGGATAGACGTTACAAAGCATGGGTTGTCGGTGGTGCTGGTGGAGCTACAACATCTTCTTTAGATGCTAACGAACTTCACTTGTTATCTGAAAGATGTCTTACTGTAATGGGAAGAAACAATTTCGTATTGTTGAAATCTGCTGCTGCATAGTAGTAATGTTTTTATAAAAGTTAAAGGGGAGGTAATACTCCCCTTTTTCTATATAACATAATTTGTATCTTTGCAGAATAACGGTGATAATCGCCTTAATAAAATAAAATTTTAAATTAAAACAAATGGCAACAGTAAAAAAAGCTGCGCTTGTAGAAGAAGTTAAAAACAAAATCTACATGCTTAAAGATGGTTCAAGACCATTAACGTACACACTATCTAATCGTCACAAAGGAGATTTACCTCTTCAATACCACGATAAAAAAACAAATACCTTAAAACCAATGAGGTATGCTACAAATCAAGAAAGTGTATTTATTCCAGAGCAAACAGGAGAAGTAACATTAGGAAGTATTGTATTTGAAGATGGGGTATTAGTTGTTCCTCATACGAATCCAACACTACAAAAGTTTTTAGACTTACATCCAAAGAATGGAATGTTGTTTGAATTATTTGACCCAGAGAAAGAAGCTGAAGAAGAATTAGTAGAATTAGACTTACAGTTTGAGGCTGCTAAAATTGTTAGGGAATTAAAACTAACAGAACTTGAAAACATTGCGCTATCTATCTACGGAAGTGAAGCAACTAAAATGTCTAGTTCAGAAATGAAGAGAGATTTAAGAATCTACGCAAGTGACTATCCAGAGATGTTTTTAAAGTTAGCAACGAATGATATGATTGGTCTTAGAGGTTATGGTATTAAAGCTGTATCAGAAGACATCTTAAAATATGACTCTACAAGTGGAAGATTCTACAACGGTAAAGATGTGGTATTAAGTGTTCCTCATGGAGATGATGAGTTTGATTCATTAGCAAGGTACTTCAAAGGTAAAGAAGGTCAGCTTTTACTAGACTTCATCAAGGCTAAGTTAGATTAGAAAAGTCGCCTTATTATTCATCGGCTTTAATAGTGCGCAAACTTTAAAAGGGGTAATTAATTTTATCCCTTTTTTTATGTAAATTAATCACTTTTTTATTTTCGTATCTTTGCAAGAAATAAACTATTTTTATAATGATAGATAAGGTTAGGAGTACGGTATTGTTTTTTATGAGCAAGGACGGTAGAGGATATTTAACTCCATCAGAGTTTAATTCTTTTGCTGAAATGGCTCAGCGTTCTATATTTGAGGAAGACTTTTTCTCATACAATAGATTAATTTTAAAACAAGTAAATAGACTTACTGGTGGTGAGTTTGCAGATTTACCAAAGAACTTAAGAGAAAGAATTGATAGGTATTCGCAATATGCACCATTGACTAAGGCTTCTGGTACTTGGACTTACGCAGCTACTGATGTTCATAGAGTTGAGGGATTAATGTATAATACCACAGATATCGAAGAGGTTTCTAAGTTAGATATAAATAAATTGAATAACACTCCATTGGTTTCAAACTCAACGTCATACCCAGTGTATACTAGAGTAGGAACTAATTTTAAAATATTTCCAGATACAATAACTACTGGTGTTCAAATGTATTACTTAAGAACTCCTATAACTCCTAAATGGACTTATATTGAAATAGCAGGTAATCCAGTATTTAATGCTTCAGCTTCAGACTATAAAAACTTTGATATGCACGAAAGTTGTTTTGAAGCTATTGTAGCGAAGATTTTATCTTATGCTGGTATTTCTATCAACTCACAAGAAATAGTTAATTACGTAACACAACAGGAGCAATTAGATGCCGTTAAAAAACAATAAGGAATGGGAAATATAGTAAAATTACCTCAAACAGATTATTACGAAGACCCTAATGAAAACTGGGGTGGGTATCAATACGTAACAATTAAGGATGTTGTAAATAGATTCATGCTAACTTATGTTGGAGACGATAGAATACTTCCTTCTTCAACAAAAAGGTATCAAGTTATATACCATGCCAAAAGAGCATTGCAAGAATTAAATTACGATGCATTAAAAGAAGTAAAATCAATAGAACTTGAGCTTGGAGATATATTGCAAATTATTCTCCCGATTGATTATGTAAACTATGTAAGAATATCTTATGTAGATCAAAATGGTAGATTTCACCCGCTAATAGAAAATAGGGATACCGCAATTATTACTGCTGCATATTTACAAGACAATCAATTTAAAATATTGTTTGACGAAGATGGTTATCCGTTAGAAGGACAAAGTTTAACTGAGATTAATTCAAGAAGTACTGACTTAGGAAATGTAAATCAATACACTGCTTGTGGAGGTGGTTGTGGAGACTCATCTTGTATAAGTACTGGATGTGGAGGACCTAACTACGGTGGAGCTAATTATGGTTTAGACACTTCAAAAGCAAACAAGAACGGCACATTCAATATAGATAAGAAACTTGGTGTTATACAGTTCAGTTCTGAAATTAAGTATAGCACTATTGTATTAGAATATATTTCTGATGGTTTAGAATCAAATGACGAAAGCGAAATTGAAGTACACAAATTAGCAGAGGCTTGTTTAATAAACTACATAGCTTGGCAAATGCTTCATACTAAATATAATGTACAAGAGTATATTGTTAATAGATTTAGAAAAGAATATTTCTCTCAATTAAATAATACCAAGATTAGAATGTCTGATTTAAAAGGTGAGAAAATAATGCAGTTATTAAAAGGTAGAAGAACCTGGTTAGCTTAAAAATATACAAATGACTAAAATATCAAATAATTTCCTAATAGGTACTGTTAATAAAGATTTAGATGAAAGACTTGTTCCTATGGGTCAATTAACTGATGCTTCAAACGTATCTATAGTTACATCTGAAGAAGGTCAGAAAGGCGTTGTAAAAAACGCTTTAGGTAACGTTAAGAAAACAACAATAGCAACAACTTACAGCATAACTAATCCTAAGACAGTAGGTAAGGCTACAATATCTTCTAAGAGTTTGGTTTACAACTTTGTATGTGGAGATAATCATGATGCTATCATTGAGTATAATGCATTAACAAATGATACTGCTATTGTTTTAAAGTCAGCTACTGGTGGAACTTTAAACTTTTCTAAAACCAAAAGAATAAAATCAGCAGACATCATAGTTACTGGAGAAAACGAAGGAGACTTATTAGCTTGGACTGATGGAGTTAATCCTCCAAGAATAATAAACATAAAAAGATTTAAGGATTACTTTACTGCAAATCCTTCTTACGCATTTACATCTGCTGAGATAAGTGTTATAAAACCACCTCCAAGTATTGATATTGGTATTGAACTTAAATTAATAGGTTCGGAAGATAATTCAAATTTTATAAAAGATAAATTTATAACTTTTGCTTATAGATATAAATATAACGATGGGTATTATTCGGCAATATCTAGCTGGACTGAATATTGTTTTTTACCTAAAGGATTTGATATAAACTATTTCACATTAGAAAATGATGGAATGGAAAATAGATATAATGCTGTAAAACTTTATTTTAATACTGGGAGTAGAGATGTCGTATCTATAGATTTATTATTTAGAGAAAGCGTAAGCAACACTGTTTACGTTGTAGACAGTTTTATAAAAAATGAAAAAAGTCCAGTATGGGGAGATAATGTTACTGTTGATTTTACTTTTTTTCAAAACAAAATATATAAAATTCTTTCAGAAGCTCAATATTATAGGAATTTTGATAATGTTCCATTACTAGCTAATGCTCAGACATTGATAGGCAATAGATTGTTGTATGGAGACTTTACAGAAGGAAGGGATTTAGACGTTACATTAAACTATGATTTAGAAGTAGATAGTTATTATATTGGTACAGAATCATTAGCTCCATATCAAATATATGATAATATATCAGTTCCTATATCTAACAGAGTTGATTTTACTAGCTCAGGAACTAGTTCTATGGGAAGTCCTGATTACCTAAATAGAACTACCAATGTGTTTACATTACCTCCTAGTAATCAAATGCGTTTCCAATTGAATAATTTTACAGCTTATGATAGCTCATCGTATACTGTACGACTGATAGATACAGATACTGGAGGTACTATTCAAGAACAAGGACCTGGAGTTGGAATACCTACAACAGACTATTATAGACTTTTTGTTTATCCTCATTCAGACACAAAAAATGTAGCTATTTACGTTACTAGTAACTCAGGAACACAGTATTCTTTTGATCTTGAAATGAAACAGTTTGATGAGAATGGAGGAACTACTTATTCAATGAATTATAGTACCATTAGAACGCAATTTGCTCTATCTAAATCTCCATTGTATACATACAATAATGATGGAGATATAGTAAAAAATGGAGGTGTAAGAATAGACTTTAGTAACATAACATTCTCTAAAGGGCTAAACTTATTGTTTAATTTCAAAACTACGTCATATTACACTTTTAATGCAGCACTTCCTGTTCAGTCATACGAATTTACATTGTTAGAATCATATGAAGATTTTAATGATTTCTATACAAATTCTGGTATAAAAGATGAAATAGAAAACACAGGTACTGGGTGGTCAAGTAGTTTTAAGGAAAATCTTTTTAGTGTTGATGGACCGACTCAATTTTTCGTTGGTTTTAATACATCTATTGAAGGTAATTATATGTATATAAACCTGCCTTATCATTCAATGAATGTACAAGACGGTTCTTCTAATGAATTGAAATATGAATTATTTAAAATAAATAATGTAGGATTTAATTTACAGGTAACTACTGGAGATTTTTTCAAAAGCTTGCACAGCAATAGAGATTACGAAGTTGCTTTAATATACATGGATGCAGAAGGAAGAAAAACAACGGCATTAGTTGATTCTGGAAACATAATTAACATACCAGCTAGTAAGTCCAATCATTTAAACACACTAAAAGTCACTATAAATAATAACCCTCCAACCTGGGCTGATAGATATAAGTTTGCAATAAAGCAAATTAAAAAAGACTATAATACAATATATATAAGTTCTGTATTTGAAGACAGTGCAAATTTAGGATATAGATGGCTGAAATTAGATGGTGAAAATATAAATAAGGTAAAAACTGGAGACCGATTAGTTGTTAAATCAGATAGTATAGGAGTTATTAATGATATAAGAATAGTATCGGCTTTAGAGGTCAAAGAACAAGCATATGATTTCATATCGGGATCATCAGCTCCAGCTGGGATGTATTTAAAAATAGCACCAAAAGGAGTGTCTATTGAGGAGTCAGAAGCAATAGAAGTTTCTGCAAATGCAAGCTACCACAATCCTCCATCTGTTAGTTTACAAACAAGTGTCTTTGATGGAAAAATAACTCCTGGAACAAGAATAAAGGTTTATGTTTATTCAGACGAACATAGCCAAGGAAACGCTTGGAGTTACGATACTCCATACTTTATATCCAATTCAACATATGCTACATTTAAGGATTGGTATGATTCTTTATTTCCAGAAGCTTGGGGTAATTTTGATGATGACCACATAGAAGTGTCTTGGTCTGGAAGCACTATCACTATAAGGTCAAGAGAAGGAGGATATGGCGGAAGTGGAACTAGGTATTTAATTTCTACTATAACCGTTTTACCATCATCATCTACAATACTAGAAACAGTTCCAGAAGAAGATAAATCTGCGTTGTTTTTTGAAACTCCTAGAACATATAAAATAATTAATGGACTTCACAATTCTGGAGGAGAATTTCCAAGAGTTCATTTACTAACTGATGCTTGGAATTGTTTTTGTTGGGGGAATGGAGCTGAAAGTTATAAGGTAAAAGATGGATTTAATAGTAAAAAATTAATAATAGATTTTAATCCAACTGCAGTTTCAGAAGATAAGTACAGACAAATAAATAGATTTGCAGATTTAACTTATAGTGAGGTGTTGCAAGAAAGCACAAATGTAAATAGACTTAATGAGTTTAATTTATATTTAGCAAACTACAAAGATGATATGGAAAAATCATTTGGTAGGATAATAAACATAAAAGGATTTGATACCAATATAGACGTAATACAAGAAGATAAATACTCAGTGGTTTACTACGGTAAAGACTTGTTATACAATGCAGATGGAACAACTAACCTTCAAAAGATACCACAGGTATTAGGGCAACAAAAAGCTATAGATGGTGAGTATGGTTCTCAATTCTCTGATGGTTTTGATTTCTATGGATATAATAGATTCTTTCCAGACGTTAAGCGAGGTACTGTAATGCAAAAGTCAAATCAAGGTTTAGTTGCAGTATCTAATTATG